CCTGCTTGAAAGTTGAAACGCTGTACCGCAGCCACGCTAGGCTCTAGTTCCACATCCCACTTAACACCACGGAACTTCACAGTCTTCATCTTTTCGTTGATGATTTCTGCATTCATAAAACGATAATCGTTTTTAAAATCGCTGTCTTTGTTTTCAAAGTGAATGCCTACAGGAATAACGTCACCGTTGCGTTCTGCGGTAGTGATTGAAATCTTTGCGTCGTCTTTGTATTCTGCGCCGTCTAGCAGATATTTCAGTTTGTTCAACTGCGGCATACCAAACACGCCCAACATGTCTGGATAAGGATTAACAGTTTCTGCTTCCATGATCACTGAACGGTCATCAGCCATTGAGTTGATTGTGGTTTTTTCTTCTGTGCCTGTGACCTTGACCGTGGTCAAGAAGCCTAGGTTCTGTGTGTGGCTTACGATGTCTTGTAGTATATCTTTCATTTAGAGATTCTCCATGTATATTAAGATTATATTTAGATCTTGAGAAAAAATCAACCTAGAAATCACTCAAAATCAAACAGTTTGCTGAATGTGTTATCCGACCTTGTTGAACTGATGTCCCATTCCAAAACACCAATAAGGTTTTCTAGCTTTTCGTCAATGACCGTGGTTTCCATCTCAGCATCGTCGAAAGGCAGATCTTTGAACCACTGCGGCAGTCTCAGTTCATCCACAGGATAGGCCACTGAGGTATAGCTCATAGGATTGTCTTTGACTTTGCAGACAATGACCTTGGCACCATCTACGATGTTCATAGAATATTTGTCATCCATCATGCGCTTAAGAGTGTTCCAGTTTAGGCTGGCTCGAACATGTCCAGGCATGTTGGTCTTGCCTGCTTTCTTTTCTTTGTCACGATAGTCAGTGATGTTGTTGGCACGTTTAGGTGAACCTTTTTCCCATCCTGGCCGTGTCTTGAACTCTGTGCGAAAGTCAGTGATGTATTGCAACACTGATTCTTTGGTTTCACCGTTAAGGACCTTGGTTAATACCGCACTCAGAAAGTCTTGGATAACAACCGGGGTATCTGACCGTTTGAGGTCCAGCCCCATGGCTTTGATTTTGCCTGGTCCGTCGGTGTCGGCACGTTTACCCTCTTTGTCGTAGTAGAGCACTGCGTATCGTTTTTTAGTGATGAACAGTCCCTTGCTTGCAACAATCTCGCGACCTGCTTTGATGACGTCTCCTCGTGTTTTTGGACAGTGGAAAGCGTCCTGCATGAATTTAACAAATGTGCCATTAACTGTGTCTCCTATGGTATCGTAAAGTTCAATCACTGATTCCCTAGTCCAAGGAATCACTCCTTTCTCAATGTCTTTTTTCAGCGTAGCATACGCTGAGAAATAACAGGAGTCTGTGTCACCGTAGATGATAGCACGACCAACGTGATCTGCTTCTCCAGTGATAATTTCATTAACTTTTGATGCCATATGGCGAGCAATAGCTCTGCCGGTGAGTGTAGTTGATTGTCCGATACGATTATCAAAGAATCTGCATCCTGGATTTAAGATAGCTCCGTAGAGACTGTTCAAGTTAATCTTCTTGACCAACTGTCGCTTGTCCCAGTATTCTTCTTCTATCTTGTTGCCAGCGGCAATACATTCTTTTAGTTTGGCCTGCATTTCTTTACGTTCAGCATACCAACGCTTTAACAGTCCGGGAATGATACCTTCTTTTTCATAGGTAAAGATAGTACCGTTAGCACTCAACATCCATGGTTGATTTGATTCAAAAATCAAATCATAGATTTGTGCAGCACTAAGGGTGTCAGATCCACCATCTTCCCAGTCAATGATGATTTCACGTCCTACTTTTCTTTCGAGAACGTCGGTGTATTCTAAACTACCAAATATACCTTCCCAGGCTGATGCGAATGATTTACCCTTGGCCATTTCGGCCGCAATATAATCTTTGGTACCGTCTTGGCGCAGTTGACCCACGATGGTTTCTGGTCCCATGTTCAACGCACGAATAGCACTAGGATACAGTGAGTTTATATCTAATGAACCAATCCACTCGTGTATGCCCTTCTTGGGATAGGCCACATAAGCGCCTGCGGCCTGTGTGTCTATGCCATCACGATTCACACGATTAGGAACAATCATGCCACGTTTGTGTGCTTCGTTGATGATGGCCTGTTCTGTGACTGCCACTGCACCCATAGTGGTAGCCAACAGCACTGTGCATTCGTGTGCCAATGTATTAGCCAGAGCCAAGAACTTTAGTTTTTTATCTAGCTTGTCCAGCAGAGCAGTGTCTTGCCGGTTGTATTCTATGAATCTACGGAAGTCATTGTTGTACAACTGATCTAATGTGCCTTCGTAGACAGTTTTGTTTTCACCAATCTCCATTTCACCAATGGCATCCAGTCGATAGGTATGTCGTTCTTCATAGGTGTATTTGCGGTACAGTTCAAGACTGTCGAGATGCACACGACCTATGAAGTCATAGGTCACAGCAGTTTTACCATACTTTTCATATTCTCGCTTTTTAGGAAACTGATTCCATAGACAGAAACGGCGTGTATCCTCTTTGCTCAGAACCTTGGTCACACGATTCACTGTGTAGGGTATATCAAAGCCTTCTGAGTTCCAGCCGCTGAGCACATCAACATCCTGTATGATGTCTAAAAATGTGTCTAACATTTCTGATTCAGTCTCGAACAGCATGGTGTTGGGCATGTCTTCAACCTGACGCTTGGCTTCGGCCATGCTGAGTGTTTTAGGAGGTATGGCCAAACATATCATGGTCTCCATCCATTGTAGATACACAGCGATAGCAGTGATAGGCATGAATGCATCTTCTGGCGATGCGTAGCCACGTTCTGGATCAAAGTCTACTTCGATATCGAAGAATGCTACGTTAAGTTTAGGAGCGTCGGTGTTGAGATAATGATCTTCGAGGCAGCGATATATGGGATTGATATCGCTTTCGTAGAGTTTTTTGTTGCTGTGTATGGCTAGTTCTTTGCGATGTTCTTTGACATTTTTTGAACTAACACGGCTTAATGGTTCGCCTTTGATTGATTGGAACTTGCCGCGGGGATCGATGTAATAAAAAACATGCCTTGCGGGATATTCTTTGAAATGTCTCTGACCCTTGTCATCCCGTTCGACCACACGAATGATGTCATTGTCGCGATCATAGAAAGCGTCTACGTAACTCATTTATTCTCCTATGCAATTTTTAGGCTTGCAAATACCAGTGTGCGGTTTATGGCCTCGCCTACCATCTACTTTATTTAAGTACTTAGCATCCTGACCAATCCCACGGTATCTATCGTGGTCAGCAAGATGTAGTTAGCCAACATGCCAAACGATTTCCTAGTATAAGCAGCCCAAGCGTAGAGGGCACAACCAAAAATCCAAATAGGATAAAGAGCCAGTAAAGGTGGGGTGGGGACGGTGACTGCCATAGTGATCGAACAGCCAATGCTAATAGCCCAAGCAAGCAGCTCAACACAAAAACGGAAACGATTACTTCGCCAATCATCTTGTATCCATTCTAGTGTAGGGCGGAATATGTCATTGATCATTTAGTCCTTTTCAGGCAAACGCTTGGTAACACCTAGTATCATTTCGATCTCGTTCCATTCATCCTCATGAGATTTCCAATTGTCTTTGTGTGCTATGCGTATGGCCTTGTTGATTATTGAGGGTTTGATCTGTAGTTCTTCTGCGACAGCTTTCACAGTTTCTTTGAGACCTTCTTGCAGGTCTTCGAGCTCACGTAGTACATTCGAGCCTTCTGTGATCAATCTTTCTAGTTTGGCTTTTTCTTCGGGACCGTACATTTTCGTCATAATTTCTCTCCTATAAGATTATTATACAGGAATAAAAAAAGCCAGTCAATGAATGACTGGCTTAGGTTTACCAAAAGGTTGGATTATTTTTTAGCTTCGCTGAGCACGTCATACATTTCAAATGTACCTCCGTTGCGCTCATAGATCAATCCGGCATATAATTCTGCTTTCATACCTTCGCCTAGTTTGCTGGTAGCTACACGAGTAGCCCAGTTAAACAATGACTTGTCTAGAGGATCAATCTGTTGTTGCCCACCGCTTTCTTGAACTAGTTGAACCATCTGTTTGAAAGATAATGTTTGTTCAACTGATTCTTTCACAGGACGCTTTTTGCCTTTTGGCATCATCTTTGATTCATTCTTTTTGCCGAAGTATTTTGCTTGAGCAGCACTCATACCTTTCTTAGCGCCGTCTTTCTTATCTTCGCCTTTCTCTCCGGCAGCTTTCTTCATTGGTTCTTTCTTGTCACCATCTTTGTCGATGTCTAGAAAGTCTGGCTTAGAACCTTCTTTTACTTCTTCTTTCTTTTCCTTCTTGGCTTTGACCTTTTCGTCTTTCTTGGCTTCTACCATCTTCATGAACTTGCTTTTGAATTCGGGTTCTACGCTTTCTTTTTTGGCTTTTTTCTTTGGCTTGTCTTCATCGTCATCACTGTCTACTTCGGCTTTGCTGCCGCCATAGTTCTTGCCAGCATGATGTTTAATACCGGTCGCGGTCTTTTCTATTGTGCCACCTGTGGAACTAGGCTTTTTATCACCTACCTTCATTTCTTCTTTAACATCTTCTTCTTTCTTTTTCTTAGCTTCAGCTACATAGGTGCTTTGTCCTGCTAGTACACGCAGAG